CATCATGGATATTGATTTTCATTTACAATCTACAATAAAAGATTTATCAGATTTAAGATGAGAGTCACCCCGGTCAGCAGGTAAACATACCTATTGCTATTAGATATAGATGATGAATTAAGAAAAATACTAGAAAATGGTTATAATGATATAAAAACCCAGGATAATGCATTTTACCGGTATACGCGTTCATTAAATAATATGAGCGAAGAATTTATTCATAAAATAAATAAAAGTAATTATGCCGAAGAAACAACTTTAGAAGAAAAGGAAATTATAGGAGATTTAATATTTACAGGAAAATTACTCACGAAAAAACAAAGATTGGCTTTAGGATTATATATTTTTTGCGGGTATAAGCAAAAACAAATAGCTGATATTTTGGGAATTACTCAGGCAAATGTATCTTATTTAATCTACCGAGCAAAAATAAAAATAAAAAAAGAAATAACTAAATAAAAAAGAAGATGGATAAACAAAATCAGTTTATCTGTCTTCTTTTCTTTTTTTATCTAGTGTAAATATTCAGTGAATATTCAATGAAAAATCATGTAAATACATTATATTCTATAGTTAAAAATAACTATTAGTAAGGAGCGATTTTACATTATGTAAAATTTAACTTCTATTTGTACATTGAAAATTAAATAACCATTGAGAAATAACTTTGTGGATACGGTCCGCCGCCTAAAGCGGAGGGAGCGACGCGGCAGATGGCGCCATAGTTTTTGAACTGCGATAAACATCGTGTCAAAAGAGCCTGTAGCGGGTTTTTTGCCAAAACAACCGTACTATAATGATACTCCCGTCTAAGGGGTCACATCCGGCGGCGGTTGCGTGAGGAGCGTGAAATTCACTACAGTAATCGATAGACAGCCGGTACAGGTAGGAATTATGCAAATACTTTTTAGCTGAAGAGATATTGGTTTCTCAATGCCCTGTGCCGGGGACAGGAATAATACGGCGTTTTAAATTTGTGATAGGCACGGAATATGATTACTATAACTATATTTTTGTCGAAATGCATCATATTCCGTGCAGTAATTAATATATTTACATATGTATAGCAATATAATATTCGCTGAAAGTATGTTGAAATAAAAAAGTAAAACTAAGTGTTGGAGGGATTACATGAGTAATTTAGAAAAAAATAAAAACGACGATTTGATTACTACATACCATGAAAAAAAAATCGGGAAAACTCTTTATCGCGTAACAAGCGTTTATTTGGAAAAATCTGAAATCAGCAAAGTTCTTGAAGATTTAATTATAAAAAGAATTTTACGAGATGAGAGGATTATTACTGAAACAAAATAATTTTAAATTAAACAAAAACTACAAGTAAATTTTCTGATAAACAATAAAATGAGTTGTAATTTTCGACAAAAAATGATATAATATTAGTAAATAATATTACAATTTATTTTATGTTTTTGCTGAACATGGGAGGTTAAATATGGCAAAACATAAAGTATATAAAGTTGGGGTTTATGTTCGGTTAAGTAAAGAAGATTCACGGGTAGGTGAGTCTATATCCATTGAAAATCAAAAACTCATGCTGACAAAATATGTTGAAGAAAAAGGGTGGGAATTAAGAGAGATTTACCAAGATGACGGTTTCTCAGGCACAAATCAAAACCGTCCGGCATTCCAGCGAATGATTGCCGATATAAAACAGGGATATATTAATACAATTTTGATTAAAGACCTTTCGCGTTTAGGCAGAAATTATCTCGAAGTCGGAAATCTTGCAGAAGTATTTTTGCCGGAACATGGATGTGAATTAATTTCCCTTAACGAAAAAATAGACGATATGATGGTTTTTCGAAATTGGTTTAACGAGCAGCACAGTAAATCCACAAGCGTTAAAGTTAGAGCAGCAAAACGGGTATCAGCGCAAAACGGAAAATACCTTGGCGCATACGCACCTTACGGTTATAAAAAAGACCCGGATAACCGCCGCCGGCTTGTTGTTGATGAAAATACTGCGCCTGTCGTCCGCAGTATATTTGAAATGAGGATGGGGGGTGCAAGTTACAGAGCGATTGTTACAAGACTGAATGAAGATGAAATAGTTTCTCCGAGGGAATATTATTATCAGCAGCAAGACCGCAAAAATCCAATGCCCACGCGGCGGTTGTGGGGTACCAGCACTATTAAAGACCTGATGAAAAATGAAGTTTACATTGGTAATTTGATTTCCGGCAAACACGGTTCAGTTTCTTATAAAAATCAAAAATTAATCCGTAAAGACAAAGAAGAATGGATACGGGCAGATAATACACATGAACCGATAATTCCCTTGGAAATTTGGGAAAAGGTACAATCTTTAGCAGAAGAAAAACGCAGGTTCTGCCGTAGGAATGACGGTGAAGCTAATCTTTTTACAGGACTGCTTTATTGCGCCGATTGCGGATTCAGGCTGAGAGGGCAAGTAGAACGCAGACTCCGTAAAGACGGGAGCGAATATAAAAATGTCAATTATATGTGCAATACATTCGCTAGCTGCGGCAAAAAAACTTGCACTGCGCATGGAGTAAGCGAAAATACTCTTGTTGATTTAGTGCTTGAACATATCCGCGGTTGTGTAAAATGGTTGAAATATGACAAGCAGCGTATATTTGAAGCTGTTTTGGAGCTGCAACAAAATGATATTGTTTCTTATGGAATTATTTATAAAAACGAATTAGATTCTCAAGAAAAACAAGTGGAAAAAATAGACTTGCTTATTGAAAGTTTATATACTGACAAGCTGAACGGTCTTATACCTGACAGTTTATTTAAACGGCAAATGCAGAAGTACGAGCAGGAACGGATTGAACGGACTAAAAAAATTAAGGATTTAAACAAACGAATTAACCGTATCAAACCTATTGCTAATAATACGACAAAGTGGATACAGTTGATTGAAAAATACGCTGACATTAAAACGCTTGACCACGAAACGCTGTTACTGCTGATTGACAGAATTATAATAAATGAAGCCCGGTATGTCGATAAAAAGCGGGTATGCGATATTAAAATAATATATAACTATGTCGGCGATATGGACAGGCTTGCGCTTCCGTTAGATAAGGCAGACGAGGCGGTGGTAATATGAGTTATGCGCTGTATAATGTGGGTATATATGTTCGTTTGAGTAAAGAAGATAACCGGTATGGCGATAGTGTTTCAATCGAAAATCAGACAGCCATGCTGTCTGATTTTATTACTCATATGCCGGGGTGGACGGAAGAACGATTATATATTGATGAAGGAGCAAGCGGCGGTAATTTTAACCGTAAAGGTTTTCAGGATATGATGGAAGATGTACGGGAAGGCTTGATTAATTTAGTGTTAGTGAAAGATTTGTCAAGGTTTGGCAGAAATTATCTTGAAGCGGGACATTACCTTGAAGAAGAACTTCCGGCGCTGGGCTGCCGGTTCGTTGCGTTAGTCGATGGAATAGACACCGGTGAGGGTGAAAACGATATTATACCTTTTCTCAACGCAATCAACGATTTTTATTTGAAAGACCTAAGCGACCGCATTAAGTTGGTTCTTACTGCGAAAGCAAAAGAAGGTCAGAAATTATCAGGGACTTGTCCCTACGGTTATGAACGTAATCCCGGAGAACATACGCATTTGATTATAGATGAGTATGCCGCTAATGTTGTCAGACAAATTTTTGAGTTGAGAGCGGGAGGAATGGGTTACACAGCTATTGCAGGAAACCTTAACCATGAAAGTGTTTTATCTCCTCGTGCGTATTATTTCTATAAGCAGGGAAAAGAGAATAAAGCTGATAAGCGTTCAACGGCTGCTTGTGCTTCGATGTGGGCAGTCAGAACAATAAAGCTGATATTAAATAATGAACTGTATATTGGCAATACTGTAGCCTTTAAACGTAAAACACTCTCTTATCGTGATAATAAGAAAAGTATAAAAAGGGATGAAAATGATTGGATACGGACTGAAAATACCCATAGACCCATTATAAGCAGAAATCTATGGGATAGAGTACAGGAAATAAATAAAACTGCCAAGAATAAACGCATTAATGTTAATGCTCCCAAACCAAGTTTATTTTCAAGGCTTCTTATTTGTTTGGATTGCAATTCAACTATAGGGTCTTACAAAGGTTATTCTAAGGGTTATACTTGCAGAACGAACCATCGAAGCGGAAATTCGGTATGTTCTCCGCACAGAATCCTCGAAAAAGATTTGAAAGCAATAGTGCTTGAGCAAATTAAAGAAATAGCGCATAATATTACGCTTGATAAATCCGCAATAATAGAAAGACTTACGCATCGAATTATCGGTGAAAACAAGTTAAGCAAATATGGCACAGACAAAGAGCGCAAAAGTTTAGAGCGTCAGCTTTATACGATAGAACTTGAGATGGAACAGCTTTTTGAAGATAAATTTGAAGGTATAATATCCATTGAAGAATTTAGCGATAAAATCAATCATGCTGAAGCTAAACGTCAAGAAATAGAATCAAGCCTAAAACAATTAAATCAAATCATCGAAGAAAGAAAAAATAAGCTGAACGATATTAATAAATGGATTGCTTTGATACAGGAAAAATCTACTGTGGTTGAAGTAGACAGAGAATTGCTTGAAGGCTTGAT